CAACACTTATTTCCTGTAAGTAAGGAGCGTACACAGAAGAGTTTAAAAGCTCATCATAACTTGTAATCTTATCGATTTTTATGGCTGTGATAAACTCTCCCATGTATTTTAATATTTTTCCCATAAGTATGAGATTATGATTTTTAATTCCACTATCTTTTTCATCTTCAATTCCGAAACCTATTTCACCTAATAATATTTGCGTTTCTGCATAATTAGGTAACCTGTATTCAATTGAACCACCTTCAAATTTCTTAATCATTTTGCCTCCTGATTATTAAATAAAATTAATATAAATATCTTTATCTGTTGAACTATTAATAAAACCTGTAGCTTCAATTGCTAATGTGTAATAGCCTTCTTCTTCTGCAACAGTAGCTTTGATCTTGGCATTTTTCATATAAACATTTATGCATTTATTTACTGTCCAATTTCCAGCAGAACTTTTAGGCCCTGTATTAAACATTATCTTAGTAGTAGTATTATTAATTGCTTTATACATTAACTCAGCTTCGTATTGCTCAAGAACCAAAGTAGTTGATAGTGTAGCTTCTCTACTTAATGTTAAAGTTTCAGATATACCATTCACTGCACACACTGATTTAACCTGTGTTCTAGGAGTTGCAACTGTAAAAGATGTATTGATTGCCTTTCTACAAGTGTTGTCTGCTTGATCACCAATCAATAATTCAGAATGTTTAACGACTACTTTTTCAGCGCCATCATAAGTTGGTGTTGCTGGAGGATCTACAGCTAAAGCCGTTGCTGCTGTATAAGTTGTTTCACCTGATAGTTCAAGAGTTCCAAAACCCATTTCAACAAAAACAGAATTGGCAACATTACAACCTAAAGTTAAAGTTGAGCCGTCAGTTGCTATTGTAAATTTTCCTGTTACTGAATCATAAACACAAGTTATAGCATCATTACCTGACCCAACAGAAGCTGCACTCAAAGCTGTTGCAACAGCATTAGCAAGATCAATTGGCGTTTGATATGTTTGTTGAGTTAAAGAACCTGTTACCGCTCCAACATCATCAGTGATTGTAAAATCATCATTTGTGGCGTCAATTGTTACACCATCAAAATAATATTTAAGTCCTTCAATCTCTGCTGTGATCATTGCAAGATCTCTTGTAGGGAAATCCAATGTTAAACTAGTTGTTCTACAGCCTGCGATTGCTTGATATAAAGCTGCGCTTGTAGTGTTTTGATAATGATGTAAGCTATAAGTAGGATGACCACTTGATTCTGGTCGATAAAGAATTGCTCTACCTAATTCTATTCCAACACCCGGTTCTGTAACTCCTAAAGTAAAATTAAGAGTAAGTGCATCTGTCGAAATACTTTCAATATTTCTCAATGAAAAATTATTTACTGAATCCTGAATTAATAATGCTTCTCCAATTTGGTAGCTTGCGCCTTCGCCTGAATCAACGTTTATCACTGTAGTTGTTGACCCTGCTACTGTATTATATTCAGCCGCTGCAGCGTTTTCACTTCCCATTGCTGACTCAATTACTATTCCATATTCTGGAGCAACACCAACTGTTTCAGAATGTCTTAAATAGCCTGCCCATGATGCTGCTGGATTTTCTCCAACATTTATAGGTGCTGATTGACCTATGCCACCCAGTAATTCATCGGTTGTCACTGTTTCTAATTCATTTGTTACTGAAAAACCTTCTCTTAATGCTACGAAGTCAGCAGCAACTGGAACAATAAGTGTTCCGGCGGTTGTTTCTTCTTTAAAAGCTAAAACACTTGATCTTGTTACATTTGCGCCCATTATTTACTCCCTTATATTGTTTCTGAAATATCTACCGGAAAGAATATCTCTACCGATATGTAATTAAATTTCTTTGCTTTTAAAAACTGTATTCCTGTTGTGCTTGTATAATCAATTTTTGCAACACTGGTTGGAACTCCAACTTGATCAGCATTTAAAAATCTTTTTCTTACTGTTAATGCATCTTCATATATTTGTTTTACATTTGTATGTAATATAGAGACATCACTGTCAACACGCACTAGTTCCCTTGTTAGGACAACTGAAATACTGTAAGTTACATTTGTATCTTTCAATACATCAATAGGCCCTTCGGCTACATCATTTATTTTAATTCCATAACTGTCAGTCAAAACATTTATAGCATTATCTTCTAATGAATAAGGCATAGGAATTTCTTGCTTAGTAGCAAACAAAACTGGCAATGCATTTTTAAGAGCATCATATAATGTGCTTATATCAGAGATAATTCACCCCCTGTAGTAGTGCTTTTTTAGGATCCATTCCTTTCTGTATTCTGCTCATAGATTTCCATGCTGTATAACATTTTCTTTCTAATTCAACACTCATCTTGTAAGCTTCCCTTGTCTTATAGTATTTTCTACTTGATCTAATCGACCATCTTTATTTTTATCGACTCTGAATATATCTTTATTAATTCTTGTGTAATATTTTTTAGTAGCTTTTTCTAAATCATCAACGTAGTCATCTCCGAGATTATCAAAGACGAGCATTGAAGTTTTAGTAACTGTTGAATCTCTTAATTGATGCCTTTCTATTATTTGACCTGAATCATTTATTATATTTTTACTTATAAGATCATCTGAAACCATAGAAGATGCTGTCACTCGTTGCTCTTCCCATGTGGTTTTTCCAGTTTCCCATGCAGTTAAATAACTTGATCTTTTAAAATTAGAATGTTCTGCAAAAAACTCTTCTTCACTGCAGAATAAATTGCCTATCCATGATAATGCAGTGGTACTTGTGAAATCAACGTCGGTTCCAATCCTGACCCAATAGAGATCATAAATTTTAGTTGTGGTTAATCCGGTAACATCTTCACTGTCATCAAGTGCCCAACCATTATCTTTGTCAGGTGTCCATGTAATGTAGCCTGATTGAATAAATCCTTCTGTCTCGTCGATTATTTCAGCAACTGCTTGCCATGTATCACCATCCCACAAATGGGCGCTTAAAACGCTTGTTTCTTCATTGACAGAGGAAACATTGAAATACATATGATTAAAAGGACTTCTTTGTCCTATATATAAATAGTCGCCTACTGTTAGATAAACAACATTAGTTCCTGTGTGATAATTATTAGTATTAGTAGAGATATCTGTCATCGTATCGCTTTTATTAATTAATACTCTGTTTTTCATATATACCCTATTCGTAAACTATTGTTATATTTGTTGATGTTGTTGCTACAGAAAAAGATAATCCAGTTTGACAAACTTTGCCTTCTCGAGATCTTTAGTTACATCATTTGCCGTTGACATTTATTCGATCATCTAATTTTATTTCTGCATACATCCACGCAACCCATATCCCACCCTCTTGCTGTATATCGAAAAATCTATGATACGCTTTGGTAGCAAGATTTATCTCTAACATCTTTTCCGTTAATTCAATCCTAGAATTAGCATCTATAGAAAGTGGGACAAGGTTGGGTGTTTCCATTAATCTAGTCTTATAAAATCAACCATAACTCTAAACTCTCCAGCAGTTACAGCAGTTGCACTATCCGTTACCATTGTAAGATCCAGTGTATCAGCCGTTGCATAATACTTTGAAGTATTAACAGTTGCGGTGTTGGTTAGATATGTGCCTCTATAAGCATCACTATTGTATCCAGATGCATGTGGGCCTGTAGCTGTTGCGAATCCTAGTGTTAGAAATCCATTATCATCACTGTCATCACCAATAAGCATTGCTGTTACTGTTCCAGTTACTGCAGTTGTTACAAAAGCTGAAACATCATAAATCAATGTCTTTGCTGGAATAGTCCAGATTGGAAGTGCAGCCGCACTATAAGCTACATTAAAATCAGCAGTTCTATCGCCAACTTTATATGTGATAATCTTTGTTTGTCTTACACCAACATTTGTTCCAGCAATTGCAGCAATCGAAAAAGCTGCCATAAGGAATAGTACTAAATATTTTTTCATTTCAATCTCCTGTTTACTTATTATTAATTTATTTACTTACACAAAAATGGGTGACCGAAGCCACCCGTTAACTAATATCTATTAAGTTTCTGACAAAACTACGTTTCTAACTCCATCATCAAGAACTTTAAAACCAGCTAAATAATCTAAACTATATCTAGTTCCTAGTTCTTTAAGATCCTTCTGAGAATCAAATTCTAGCTCTTGTTGAAAAGCTATTCCGACCGCTGATGGATGCCACATAATTGTATTAGTTCCAAAACCGACATGCACAATCGTGCGAACGCCGTAAATTTTACCAATTTCCCCTTCCATAATTGGAACATTTGCACCATATTTAGAAGCATCAATGAAGTTATCTATTGCAAGCATTTCAGCTTCTTTTTCACTTCCAACACCTAAAAAACACTGCTTAACTTTAACTTTTTGATCTATTAGCAATTTTCTCTGTGCTAAAATATCTGCCAAAACAATTACGTCTGTAGATGTATCAGTATACTTAAGTTGATGATCAGGAGTTGCAGTTGAAGCAAGTAAAAGTTGCTCAATAATAAAATTATCAACATCTTCACCCATGTTTGCACCAGCTTTTACTAACTGATCAGAAACCAAATTTATAATAGCTTGTTTATCAGCAATTTTTTCGTTTACCCATTGAGCAACACGATGTTTATTAAACAAAATTGTGTCAGCTACATAGGTAAGGGCCTGTGCTGAAACTGAAGTATTTTCTTCCTTAGAATTTATTGTAAATCCGCCTGACCTTGGAAGGTCTACCGACTTACTACCTTTCACTGCATATTTACTATAGTCAGTTACTGTTGGTATTAGAATTGACTCTTGAAATAAATACGATTGAACAATTGCACTGATATCTGCTAACGATGCAGCATCTATGTTTGAAACACCTGTTAATACATCACTCATCTTTC